GGTTTATTACTTGTTTATACTATCAGTGGGAGCAGTCAGAAATGGCTGCTCTTTTATATTTTTGCCAAGATTGACTATTATATAATGACACCCGAAAATCGGGCGAACTGAAGTATATAACATTAAACCCATTAATTATTATGACAAGAGAAAAGAAAGAAGTCGCTCAGGCAGCTGAAGAGCAGAGCGCATCAGTGATTAATTTCACGTCAGACGTAAACGTTCCACTGGAAATCCGCGAGGAGATTGCGAAAAAGGCACAAGAGCTGAAACAGCAATACGGTCTTCGCAAAGTGTATGTCGCAGTTGTGGTTGGCGATGAGGATGACGACAAACCCCTGTACATTGCGTACTTGCGTCGCCCGAACCTCATGCACTTCAGCCAGTACATGAACTTCGTCCAGAAAGATCTTATTCAGGCGAATAAAATGCTCGCAACCAACATTTTCCTCGCAGGCGACAAGGAAATGATTGACGATGACGAGCTTTTCTTGTACGGAACTATGCAGCAGTTGAGCCGTGTCATAGACTCGCGCAACTCTGACTTGGTAAAAGTATAGAGCGTTGTCGCATTGGCAAAGAGGATTATTTCCGACAACGCTTTGCACTGACCGCATACTACTATCCTCATCTTGACTTGAATGACATGAGCATGGAAGATTTCGCTTTTTGGAGTGAGAACGCTTACTGGGTACATTCCCAAATGCTCATGGTGCAACAAACCAATGCTTTAGGAGTAATCGCCGGGGGTGCAAGAAAATGACAAAATGGGGGCTGACATCAGTTCCCATTTGTTTTTTCTATTAATAAGAAAGATATATTCAATGGCAGGATTAAGTTATGTAACTACTGGAATTAAAGCCAAGCCAGATTCCACATACAGTATTCCAACCGATGAAAGCATTGGAGCCATGCTGTTTGACATCAGTGGCTTCGCCAAACCATTCGACGGTTATCCGTTACTGTATAACAATTTTAAGAACAATAAGATACAGTGTGTCAAGAACCTTGATGACGCTTCCTTGATAGGTATTGTCAATGACAGTTTCTTGAACGGAATGTTGTATTATCACGTAAGTCAGTTCTACAAGATGGTCGATAAAGAGCAAGCCTTATATATCTGCATTGCCGATTGCACGGACAACTGGGATGTGCTTCAGTATATGCAACAGCAAGTAAACGGCAAACTCTTTCAGATAGGAGTGTGGACCTCTCAGCCGATTTGGAACAAGAAAAGTGATGGTAATATAGGGTTTACCTCGTTGATAACAGACTTGCAAGCGCAAGCTAACGAGATAAATGGTCAAGTCGGTGAACGCACATTTACCATGATACCGTTAAGCATAATGCTGTGTGGCAATAGCAATTACATAGGCGGTGATACTGTCAATTATAAGACACTACCAGATGCTTTGACACTGAAATGTCCGAAAGTTTCAGTGATATTGGCGCAAAATGGTTCTGATGACGTTCATAAGATGCAGGAAGCCAACCCAAATCAAGCCCCAGTCAGTTCATTAGGTCTTTTAATGGCTTGCTTGGCATTGTGTGGTGCAGAAGAAAGCATTGCGTCATTGAAAAAATATGACTTAAACCAGAATGAGGATTTCAATAACCCAGAATTGGGATTTGGGGATAGCTATACTCCATTGAAGAACGTCAATAGAATACGAGCCAATCTCCTTTCTGAAAAGGGCTATATTATTCCTATTGATTACGAGGGGTTGGAAGCGTCTTATTTCTTCAGCAGCGACCAGACTTTAAGTGAAGGCGATTTCAGGACTATAGCCAACAATAGGGTAATGCACAAATGTCGTAGGGCTGCCTGTACAGCATTGCTGCCGTATATCAACAGCGACCAAATGTATGATACAAGCAGCAAAAATATCAGCGTTACCGCTATAGCCATCATCACAGACTCTATCAATACGATTTTGGATTCTGTGATGAGGAACAAGGAAGGGCAGACGCAGATAGACGGTAGGGTTGTGGAGTTTCAGGAAAGCAAAGACTTGTTGAACAGGGATTCGATTTCTATGAAACTCACCATTACGCCAGTTGACAGTAGCGACGAATTGTCTGAAACTGTTTCGCATGACATCAACCAATAACTTTTCTTCTCGCATCTATATATTTTCTCCCCGGACAGTGATTGTTCGGGGCTTTTCATTTTAGACTATTAATAAGTAATCAAACATACATATCATAATTAAATACAAATGGCAGATTATAAAGATTACATTGTTAGGTATGACATCGTGGCTGATGTAACAAAAGCCACCGAGGGGTTACAGACCATTGCCAATATAGCAAAGGAGTTTGAAGCCCCGATGAAAGCCTTAAAAGACTCCATTACGCAGGTTAGTCGCTCAATGCAGCAATTAAAGACGAACTCGCAAATCAAGTTTGAGCCAATAATTGATGTCAGGGCGTTTAACAATCAGCTGAAAGGCATGGTTATTCAAGTCCGCAATGCCGCTGCTGAAATGCACACAGCGTTGTTTGAAGCTCTGAATGGTAATGCGGCCAGTACTAAAGCTATGAGGCAGGGTGCAAACGCCGCTTTTGGTGGTACAAAGTCCGTAAAAGACCTTAAAGCAGACATTGCCGCTTATAACAAGGAACTGGATAAACTTCTTGGCACACGTAAAGTGACGAAATTAGGAAAGAATGTCCGAGAAAAGGACGGTTCTATCTTAATGGCTAAAAACGCAGGCAATCTGGTTCGCGTAACGGAATTAGAAAGCAGAAAGAAAGCACTGCAAAATGCGATAAAGCAGCGTAAGGCGCAGCTAATTGAAGCCGAAAAATTAGAAAAAGAATTAGCCGCCCAGCAAGCCAGGACCGCAGGAGCAGTTAGCAAGACCGTTACACCAGTTAAAGCAGAACCGGCCAAGCTCACCAATGTCACTCCAGCAGTCATAAAAGAATGGAAGAAAGCCTTTGGTGACTCCAAAAATAAATTACTGACAGTCAATATTCGAGGCAATGCCAGTGGTGCTAATGGCGCTTTGACTGTCATTGAGAAAATCCAAAGCTCGTTAAAATTATTGCAAGAACAAGCTGTGTTCCAGATTAACCCAATCTTGAGCAAAGAAGGTTTTGCGGCAGCTGAAGCACAATTACGTCAACTTGCGGAACTAAGCCGTGCCATAGCCGCACCCTTTGGAACTCAAAGCAAGTCAACCAAAGTAGGTAAGAACATAACCGCTTTGACTAAAGAGGAACAGGCTAAACTAACAGCGGCCCAACAGCAAGTAAAGGCGTGGAACGAGAAAATAGCAAGCATACAAAGTCGCCTTAATGCTAACAAGACTAAGTATGCGCAAGCTCCTACTCCAGCCTTGAAAGGTCAGATAACCAAAGATGAAAACTTATTAGCCAAGTATGGAAAAGACAAAGCGGAACAGGAAGGCATTGTCAAGAACTTGCAGGCTAAGGCGGCAAAAGCTACTACTACAGCGATAGCCCAGAAGACCAAGCCATTAGCTATTGACGTGGTTGGTAATCTCAGCAAACTGAATGTAACTAAAGAATTTATCGTGCCTGTCGTAGGCGAGATGACTAAGATTCAGAACAAGATTAGCGAAGCCATACCAGTCAACGTAAAGATAATGGCAGACCAAGTAGCTCAATCTTTACGTGCCATTCCTCGTCCGACATTGATTGTTGACGTGAAATTAAACACCTCTGGCGTAAATCAGCAAATACAAAGTGCAGGAAAGCAAATACAGGTCAAGCCAGCTGCCGCCCAGCAAGCCAGGACCGCAGCCGTTTCAGCAAAGACGAAAGCCACAGCCGCGAAAGCACAAACATTGGCACAAGAGGTCGTTGTCGCTCCTGTCGTACAAACAGCGGATATAGTCAAACAAATAAAAGCGATTCCTCGTCAAACTATTCCAGTTGCAATAAAGCTGATGTGGGAGAAGGGCGTCATCGGAAAGCAGGCTCAATTTAAGGCTATACAAGAGAAACTACCGCCTATTATGCTTGACCTCAATGTTACGGCAGCTCAGGCAAAATTGGAAGAGTTTATAGCCCAAGTCAAGGCAAGCAGTCCACAGAATATAAAACTTACCGCAACTGGAACGACTGGAAGCAAGGCCAGCACCGCCAATATGACTATTGGCGGCAGCAATCAAACTGTCGTAGCAGGTACAGGTGCAACAGGACATCAAGCAAATAAGTCTCAGTCGCAAAGCAAGGGCAGCAAGGTTCTTACTGCCCAAGACCGCTATGACAATGTGAAAGCACTTGCAGCCAAAAAGAAGCTGACAGAGAAACAGACTATCAGCAAATGGCAAGAAACACAAACACAACAGCGTAATTGGTACGCACAGCAACAAGCCATGTACAACCAATTGTTCGGAGCCATGACACCTCAGTACATGGAAAATCTGAACAAGCAACAAAAAGAGCGTTTGGCGCAAATACAAAAGGCACAAGATCGCTACACGCGCTTGGCAACAGGCAGAATGTCTGGCGAAGAGCGTGTAGCAAGAATGGCAGATGCGCAATCTGCTTTCGGTAAGGGCTTAACATCATACGAAAAACAACTTGAAGCACAGGAAAAGGCTAATGCCAAGCTAACTTCAGCCAGTCATTTAAGAAAGGCTAATGCGTTGAGGGCGCAGGCGCAAAGTGCAATGATCCCATTTGCTCAAAGCAAAGAACAGCTGAGTACATTGGTAAAATATCGCAGGTTCTTTAAGGAGGCAAGATACGATTTATGGCAAAGACAGGGCATTTGGATGACGCCTTCATCAAGCGACTCAGACAAATTAAAATACCTGAGTAACGTCTCTCGTAAAATGCAAGAGGCAAGCGTTGCCGTGCCGTGGCAATTTCAAAACCAAATAAACTCGCTGCAAGCCCAGGTGGGAAAGGCTAATGGCGTTGCTCCTACAAGCGGAAGGGGCAGGCAAACCTCATCTATGTATTCTACAGTTACAAGACCCGCAAGACAAACGCCATTTTATGATCAATCTCGTAAATGGGCTTATCCGTTTACAGGAAACACCTCATTTGGAGCAAGAACCCCTATGGCTGTGGATATGGCTAAGGGCATGGGCGTGATGTTTGCTATTGGTGGAGCAATGTCTGCTGTTGGCGATTCTTTCAGTCAGGCTGTTGAGTACCAGAACACGATGCGTACCACTAACGCCATTTTGAAAAACGGCACAGACACTTATACCGCAGGTGGGTTCAAGAATATGGAACAAACCGTGCGTAATGTTGGTGTTGAAACAAAATTTACTGCACCGCAAGTTGCCAATGCCGCGCGTTTCCTTGCTATGGCAGGTTATGACATCAATGCCATTAACGATGCTATCAGACCTATCGCTGACCTTGCTATCATTGGCGACAACGACTTAGGCGAGGTCGCTGATAAGATGACCAACATAATGACTACGTTTGGTATTAAGCCAAAGGATATGCGTGGTGCAGCCAATGTGATGACAACCACCATGACCCGAAGCAATACTGACTTGATGATGTTAGCTGAGTCTGCTAAGTATGGCGGTGGCGTCGCCAATATGTATGGTAAGGGCGACAAGAATCTTTTTGCTGATACTATGGCTTTGTTCGGTGTTATGGGTAATAGCGGTATTCAAGCCTCATCAGCCGGTACTGCCTTGCGTATGATGTATCAGAATATTTTTAGACCTAATAAGAACCAAAAGAAGCTGTTAGACCAACTAAACAAGAATTATGGAATAGCCACACGCACACGAGATGGTGGCTATCGCGCTATGGCTGATATATTGATAGACATAGCTAATCGCGTTCCACAAAACCAAATGGGCGATGTTGTGGGTGGATTATTCCGTATCACAGCACAACCGGGGGCTAACGCCGCTATTATGGCAGCTGCACAACAAGATAACACTAATGCTGCTGAGGTATCAACAGGTTTGGATGCAATATCTAAATTTGTTGATAAAAATGGCGTTAGCACTTTGGTAAAACTGATGCAAGCCAACAGAGAATCTGTCAATGGTAATATTTCTGTAGATATTGCTGATGAGAAGAAAAACACTGTACAAGGATTATGGTATCAGATGACATCAACCTTTACAGAAGGAATCGTTAAGTCCTTTGAAGGTCGTGAAGAATATTTTGCTGGAAAGTTAGCGGAATTGAGAGATTATCTTGCCAAGCCTGAAACCATACAAATGATGCAAAACCTATTCGATATGATAATAAATATCGGTGAGGTTATGGTTAAGTTTGTCGGTCTTTGGGCAAAACTATATAATTTAATGCCTGGAGTTATTGGCTTGTGGATAAAATGGCAGATGATATTCACTCAAATCGGAGCTTTGATGTCGCCAGTAGTTTCTCTAATAGGTGTCTTTTCAAGATTTGGTGGAGCTATTGCTAAATTCACAAGTATTTCTACCGCCGCAACCACTGCTATTAATGCACAAACTGCCGTAACACGCACAATGACAGGAGCAACAGCGGCAGCTGCCAGTGCAACATCCATTACGTCTATGGGTATTGGCGCAAGTACTCTTGCAACAAAAGGTGCTATCGTATCTCCATTCGTAATGGGTAAAACTATTGGCACAGGCTCTTTAAAAGGCAAACAAAAGATATATGCAGATAAAGCTGCAAAATGGGAAAACGCCATTATGGGGGCTATGGCTTTACATGGTCTTGCTGGCAGCGATGCAAAGAACACAGCCACCCGTAATTACTATGCTTCAAGAGACCCACGCATCGCCACTGCTATGGATAATAAGCGGCGTTACGTAGCCGCATCAGCTGAATCTGCCCGTAGATATGCGGAAGTTCAAGAGAGGGCGAAAAGGATATATAGTAGTAAAAACAGATTCTTTAATGCTGTCAATTCCACAGCTATGGCAGGAACTAACATTTTATCATTCGCCGCTATATCTAAGAGTCTAAAATCCGCTTGGTTAGGGCTAATCACAGGATTTGGGAAATTATTAGGAATATTAGTGAACCCTATAACATTGATAGCTGGCGGTTTAGCTGTGGTGGGCTTTTCTCTCTATAAATTTAACAAACGTCTTAGCGGCGATACAGACGGTCAAAAGGCTGAATTAAAACGAGGTAAAAAAGCTGGCGAAGAGGCTATTAAAGCTGAAGCCGCTCGTGGGCAATGGTACAAAGACTTAATGCCAAACACGCCATCTATTCCTACGTTCTCTCCAACTACAGTTGGTTCTAATAGTGACGTTATACAGGCAAATGAACGAAGCCAAAATGAACAAAAAGCGTTTGATAAATTATATGTTGATGTATTTGGCAAAAACAATGAGGAAGCCAGCGAGCAATCAATACAACAAAATATAAAGGATTGGCGTAGCAGGATTAATAGCAATCCTGCCAGCAAACTTGGATTTGGAAATAGATATAACGAATTGGTTGGGACTGGGTTAGCTGCAAACACACACAAAATCCCAACAATAAGATATGGATATGAGGGGGCTGACCTTGATCTACTTAACGACCTTAAAAATACGCATAAGTATAATGCCGAAGAATTACAGCGTCGGCAAGTGCAAGGTATGCTGATGATAGAAGGCGCTAATAGCCAAAATGCACAAAATGCTATAGCGCAAATCATCAAATTAAAAGAGCAAGTATTGTCAGGTAATCTTTCTCAGAATGATTTTATTGTAAAAGCAAATGAGATACGAGATAAGGCTGTAAATCTAAATAACCCCAAGCTGCTCGGTGCGGAAGGAAAGAGTGCAAGCCAATTGCGCATAGACCCAGACAGGAGCCGTTATCGCTTATTCCAAGAAGGCACATGGAATGTAATTAACGCTAATATACAAGGCGAAATAGGTACAATCACAGGCTATATAGATGGTATAAAAACGTTACAAGGTAATGTTACGAGCTATTCTCAGCAATGGTGGAATGCAATTTCACGTGTAATAGGGCAGCTCCCAATACTGTACGAAGCAACATCAAATGATGGGAAGCAAAAAGAGAAGGTGCAACTAATGTTGTCAATGCTCCCCAATGGGTTGGTCGATTATAGCGGATTAATAAGTCAAATTCAAAGCAAGATACAAAACTTTAATTTGAACTTACAGTCTTTCTCTGATATAATGGCTACCGCCTACCGTATGATGGCTGAAGCTGGGCTTGTAAAAGGTACTTATTATAGCGATTTTATCAAATTCGCACGAACCCAAAACCAACATCAGGTTATTACACGACAAACCGCAGGAGATTATTGGGAAACAAATGTAAAGAACAATAAGGCATGGAATGGCATTGATAAACAGACATACGTTAATTGGGTAACAAGTTCTAAACGACAAAACCTTAATGTGAATGGAAAAGATACCGATAATGCCGTTGAACGTGTGATTATGCGTCGCAACATAGCTGATGTTGCAGGTATTGCTCAAAAAAAGCTGTATGATGAAAACAAAAAGAAAACCGCTAAATTGGCAGGAAACGGAGGCGGTAGCACAGATAAGGGCAACCCAAACAAACCGACGACAACGCCACCTGCAAAGACAAGCGGTGGCACAAGCGATAGCGCAAACAGTACAAATTCGCCCAACCAGAACAGCTACAAGTCCGCATACGACCGCCAGTCGGCACGTCCTACTCAGGTTGTTATCAATGTTGATAAACTGGCAAACTTTGACAGGACAATGATTGCTTCCAGTGCTGAGGAGCGAGATTTAATGGCTGCTATGGAGAACAAGATTACCGAAGCTGTTTACAGGATATTTGCTGAAGCCGCAAATAGTGCCAATCACATAATGGACAGGACATAATAACGAAGAATAGCTATGGAATCAAGCCTTTTACGATCTGATTTCATAGCTGTTTTTGGTCTTAACTATTAACTTTTACACATAAGACTATTATAAAATATGAGCATATTATCAAATTTATCAGTAACCGTCGTAAACGCAGCGACCACGCACGCTACAGGCTCGCTGCTCAATTCCTTGCAAAGTTCCATAGGTGGGGGAAAAGGCGGCGGTGTCAAATTTTATTATAGCGGTACTGGCGGTGGCTCGATACTCCAAGTCGCAGCCAAAAAAGCCGTGGGCATGGCTGTGTCTGCATTGAAAGATGAGGCCGTCAATGCTTTCAATTCATTGCTTGGTGGCAAGAAAAACAAAGACAAGGACGGTTATGCTTGGACGCAAGCTGAGTTGGCAAAACAAAAGAACGAAGCAGCAGAATATGGAAGAATAATAGTTGACGGTGGAACTGTCTATGCTTTGGATGATTGGGGTGGAATATCGCCAGACGCACTTATGCTCGCAATAAAGACAAATAAAGTTGTAACCATTACGCAAAGTTTTCCTGTATATGGCAATCAGTTCAGCATGGGGGGCGGTTCTACGTATAAAGTCGGAGCAAGAGGAAATTCCAATAAAGACACATACAGAAAAGCAACCACAAAAGTCAACACTGTCTCTGGAAAGAATGTGGTGTGGTATGATACCACGGCATTGATAACCATTAACTCTGACAAGAATTTGGTAGTTACAAGAGTGCAAGGTAGGGATTACAGCCGCAAGGAACTCGTCAGCAATGGCGATATAAAATTCTCTGTTACCGGTCAAATAACCAGTGGCAAACCAGACATTTACCCTGATAGCGAAATACAAAAATTTATCACAGTAATGCAATATAAAGGCATTGTAAAGATAAACAACCAAGTGCTTGACCAATTCGGCATTGAAAATATTATTATAACGGACTTCAATATATCCCCACGTGAAGGCTTCAAGGGATTACAAAACTATACATTCAATGCTATAGGGCTGCAACCAGAAAGCGAAACAACCGTAACTGAAGATACCGTAACAATTACTGCACAGAAAGAAGTTGAAGCAAGCGAAAGTAGCGATTGGAAGAATATGCTGGATGATCAAAAAGAAGGATTGAAGTCCGCAGCCAGTGACGCTTTCAGCCAAAGTGCCGCACTTGCAACTGGTATATTGGAAAATTCATTATAAGCTATGTCAGACATTACCACATTAAGGGAAGAACGCCCGACGCTAACTCAACGGCAGAGTTTTCAAAATACTCCTAAATATACAAAACACGCGCCGAAAGAAGACCAATTAGCCATCCTTGTGTGCCAGATAAAAATTTGGAAGCCCAAAGGAAACGATTGGTTTAGTATTCCTGCCGCTGATTCATGTTTGACTATCAGGGAGTGTGAAAGTATTGAAGTTAGCGACTCAGCAAGGGAACTTGTCAATAAAGCTGTAGTGAGATTTCCCAGAGGCACAGTTATAAAATTAGATAGTAATAAAGAAAAAGAAACACAAAACGGTAACAAAGAACAAACCACTGACGTAACTCAGAAACAAAAAGAAGCCACCAACGATGGCGAAGTTATAACATACCGTGGTTCAAGATATAAAGATGACAATATCTCTATTACGTCAATAGCCGCCAACTACGATGACAAAGGTTTGGTGGATTTCAATAGCACCCCCAAAGAGCCTGCGCTGCTCAGTCCTAATGACGTAACTACTGGCAACAGAATAGAGATACGATTGGGTTACGCTTATTCTGATACGGAATTTAAGAAAATGAACGAAGCAGACCATACAGATAATAGCAACGGCATGGATATGGTCTTTACAGGTTTTATTACTTCCATTTCTGTTGATACGCCTTTGGAACTGGAATGTACCAATATGGCTCATATACTAACTTCCATTAGCACTCCCAATATCTCAGAAAAGGCAACTATCAGCGTCAAGGACTTTTTAGATGATGACGGCAAATGGCATTTGTTACAAGGCACAGGCATATCGTTGGCTGAGTGCAGCAAGAAACTTGACATACAAGTCAGCGGCGGTGCTATTTCCGATAATCTGACTGTTGCGGATGTGCTGACTGAATGGCAAAAGTCTGGTGTGTTATGCGTAATGGATAATATGCAAGACGGCAGTGTTCAGCTTCGTGTCGGCTATACTTATTTTGCTGGCACAGGCGGCGGTAGCCTGCCAAATAACGATAAGAAATATATTACATACACTGGTGGCGACAACTCTGTCACGCTAATACAATTTGATTGGGATGTGGCACAGGATAAGCTCAGTCTAATGCGAAAGGATAAAAAATACCTTGCTGTGGAAGCGTCAGGTAGAACCGCTGACAACCAGTTCTTTAAGCTAACAGTCAGAAAGCAATATGACTCGGAGGATGAGGGGTGGATGGTCAATTATGACGGTCAGTGGGATATAATAAACGAGCGTCAACTGAAGCCGAGGAAGAAACAAAAATACATCAATGGCACGTTAAGTGATAAGAAAGTTGAAGGTCACTTAACCCATAAAGTTAATCTTCGTGAGAAAAACTATAGTGTAATTCATTATTTCTCAACGAAAGTCGGCATTACCCGTGACGAACTGATAGCCGAAGCAAAACAGTATTGGGCTTCCTATAACCCCAATGGCATTTCAGGTTCGTTGGTAATCTTTGGCGACCTGCTTATCAAGCCTACGGACATAGTGGGATTGGTGGATATGCGCCAACCAGAGAAGAATGGCTATTATTATGTGGAAAGCGTAAACACCACGTTTGGTTTGGACGGCTACAGACGTGAACTAAAAATACCATTCAAGATAGCGAGTTTCAAAGGACCAGTTGAATTTATAGATTGATAATATATGTCATTAACAGGAAATATACATAAAGTTTCAGGCGATGTGCGCAGCGCAATCAATCAAATCGCCCACAGAGGAATGACAGGTATGGACGGCGCAGTGCGTGGCACAAAGAAAATATGGGGCTACGTATGCAACATCCATGAAAATGGCGATTTAGCTGGCACTATAGACGTACAGGAATTTAATTACGAGCCTGACGAATACGAAGACAAAGGTACAGGACACCATGAGGGAGTTTTGTTATCAGCAATCCAAGAAAACAAGGACGGTGTGCTGATAGTTCCCATGTTATATTCCGAGGTGGTCATTTGCCAAAATCCTACTGACGGGCAAGAGTATGTGCTGATGTACAGTCATGCACAGCGCATACAGATGAAAGCCCGCTCAGAAGAGGGTAAAGATGATGGAAAGATAGAAATTGGTGTGGCTGAAGTGGAGAAATTCAATGAGACAGATGACGGTCTTGACAAGGATTATGACGAATTAGAGCCAACCAAGAATGAAACATCTACTGTTTATACATCACAGTCAATCACAGACCATATAGCGTCAAAAGACGATGAGGAGGGGCTGAAGCAAGAGAAAACAGCGGCTCATAAAATCGTTACCGTAGGTGATACTACGATTACCATAGACGGTGAGAATGTCAGCATACAGACCAGTGGCAAGGTGTCATTGACTGTAGGTGGTACGAATATAACCGAGGAAGACGGTACTGTCAATATCAAGACGGACAAAGCCACTGTTGAAGGCAGTGAGGTAACGATAACTGGCGGCAACCTCAAAACCAAAGGCACGAGCAGTACTGATCTGCAAGGTCCATTCAATGCAATCAAGGTCTGTCCTTTCAGTGGTGCGCCACATTGCGGCAGTACTGTAAGTGGAACATAAAATTCACGGAGATGAGTAAGAGCGCATTTGCACAGACAATCATTGGCAAGCTATCTGGAGCGATAGGCACTGACGGCAATAATTATTCTGGTGGCAGTGCGCCATCAGCAATGTCCGCTGTTGCGGCAGGCATAACGGAATACCTGATAGCTAATACGCAAGTCAACATAGCATACGTCGGGCTAATTCCCGGAACACCGCCTACTCCAGACCCAACTGTCAGTGACACATTCAAAATCGTGGGAGCTTGTGCACCGCCTTCGCCTTCCGATAATTTTGATAGTTGGATTAAGCAGATAGAAAGCAATATCATCAGCGGTTTTTCATTAGCTCCTGCCGGCAATGCGGGTGTCGTATTTGCACAAATGCCATTCTTGAACACAGGCATAGCGACAACTCAGAATGATTTGAAATCTACGCATGACGTAGGCGATGAATCTCCACAGCAAAAGGTCTGGGAAGTAGTGTGCGACGGCATTATGAATTGGATTAACGGGTTGGCTATGAACCCTGCTTCAGGAGCGGCGACGCACCCCACAACAGGATCGAGCGGAACAGCCAATATCGTAAAAATAACAATCAGCTAAACAATGAAACTATTATAAAATAAAAAGCACGATAATAATATATGGTCAGAGATTTGATGATAGACATAAAGGAGCACGACCTGCTTTTTGAGGACAAGTCGAGTGCCACCGAGCCTGTATTTGACACGGTTTGGGGCAACTTGCTCAGTGCCGACAAGGAGGCTGATTTTCTGATATGCAACATCATCATACCCGAAGCATACTGGAGCATTGTAAAATATGATGACAATGGCGAAATGACTTGCAGGTTCACGTCAGCTTATAAACCTGAAATCAAGAACTTTAACTTGCGCTTGGTCGGACTGAAAGACGGTGAATACAACCTTTTTAGCAATATTAGAGACAAGTATGGCGTATCTGTGAGAAGTTATGCTTTCAGCAGAAACTTGGCTGCCTCTATCTATGCGTGTCAGCTTCCATTCATAGATATTGACGGGGAATTTGTCGCTAAATTCGTTCAAAATCAAAACAATGAAGTCTTAGATAAAGCGTACATATATTCATCAAAGCAAAGTGACATCAGTGTTGGCTACAGTGATGACCAAGCGGCACAACTGTTGACGTTATGTGCGCCGGGCAAAAGCTATCGCTATCCCACTACCGGGGTTGGCATAACAAGCTATCTCAATACAGTCGTTGCCCATACGGATTTGGAAGATGTGTTGAAGGTTCAGTTTGACATGGATAAAAAGCCAATCCAAAGTGCCGACTTTGACAGCACTACTGGCGGATTAGAAGCTATTTTCAGTCCTGAAAACGAAGAGGAAGACACTGGATTGGAAAGTCTTGATAATTTGAATGTCAATTTCTTCAATATCTTTACTGACGATTATGTGCGCAAAAATATTGTATTGAACGAATTGGTTGATACCGACTTTATCAAGTTACTTGCGGGTTATGACAACATATTGGCATTAATTTTATTTGTTGACGATACTACTACGATTATGCGTATTGCCGATAGCGTAGAAGCAGGCAAATTTGATGGGGAAGGCAACATATCCGAGAGCGATGAGTATTATATTGTGACAGCCACATTGGAGCCTAATACAATAATAATGTTTGACGATGAAAAAGAAGACGACATTAAGGAAACTCCTGTATTCATTATAAATGATAACGATGAGTCGCGGCTCTATACAGCTCTCGTTGAACAACCATATTGGCTGACAGAAACCTGTCACAGGTGTATGATATTACAGAAACGAGCGACCGTCAAGTATATGATAAAGCAAGACCAGTTCAAGACTGGCAACAAGGGGCTTTACACCGTATCTCAGACATCAGCTAACATCAAGAATATGTGTGCGATAGTGCAAGACCAATGTACAGGACGCTTGTTAGGCATTGTGTCAAATCAGACAAATATCAATGATATGAGTCTTGATGAAATTACGCAATACATATACGCTTCAAAGATAAACGAATAAAAACAATATACGACGATGAACAACAATGATATTGTCAAAATAGGCGCGGCGTTGAAGTGGCGCAACACATACGACCCTAAAAAGACATACTATCAAGAAAACATTACGACGTTGGGCGGCAGTGTTTTCAGGTGCAAGGCGTTGACTTGTGTTGGAAAAACCCCTATTGGCGAAAAAGACAGTGTAGGACACATCACTTTCGCCAATACCGATGTGTGGGATGTGGTCGTTGACATGACCGAGTATTACAACTGGGCACTTGACAGCAATCTTTTGGCTAAAGAGACGAAAGAGTATGTAAAGGGTGTTCAAGACCAATTCTGGGGGCAACAAGCGCAAATCAACGCTCTTCAAAAAATGGATAACACACATGATGAAGAAATAGCCGCACTGAAGCAAGCCGACCAAGACCTGTCAGACCGATTAGATGCAGTGGGCGCAACTACCAGCATAAAAGACCTGAATAAGGCTATTAGGAAAATCAACAAAGCGCAGGCAGTGCAAGACGAGGCTATCGCTACATTGGGCGAGCATTTCGGGTGTTTCTCTGATGGTATATGGATAAACGTTGGCTTATGGGAGGATGAAAAACTATGGGCAAACGACACATTTGATTTGAGTGCAATGGTCAATGCCATTGAGAAAAATATCCAAGACATAGCCGACCTTAACCCCGATACAGTAAGAGAAATTGAAGGGTATTTCAGTGCATTTGGCACTGGGCTGTGGAGTGATATTTTTGTATGGAACGAGGATGACTTATGGCTGAATGACAGAGAGACCATCAGGATAACTGAAATTGAAGCTATGCTGATAGAATACGCCGAATGGTTGAATAAGCATGACGATGTATTGAAGAATTATGCCGAGCAATTAGAACAGCATAACAAAGATATACAGGAAAATTTGCGTCTGATAAGTGTAAATACAAAAGCTATTGAAGCAAATGGTGAAGCTATCAAACAAAACCAAGAAAGCATAAAAGACAATAAACAGTCCATACTACAGCTTTCAGAACAACACGATGAAGATGTAGCCACTATCAATGCAATTCATGAAGCTGACCGAAAAGAATTGCGGAAACAAAACCGCACGTTGGCGAAAGAGCAAGCGGCACAAGACCTAAAAATAACACAATTAGCTGAACATTATGGGTGTTTTGCTGACGGGCGTTATGGTGTGTTGTCTCTCTGGTATAACGATGAGGTCTGGGCAAACGAGCCAAACGCCACCAGAATATTAGAGAATGAGCGAGATATTGCAAGCAACAAACAATCAAATCAAGAAACACAACAGGATTTAGATCACGTAAAACGATATGTGTGCTGTTATTCATTTGGCTTATGGGATAATGAATACCCATGGAGCAATGAAGACTGCTTCAATACCGCTTTAGTGGGAGTAAGACTTGCGGAATTAAATCTGCAAGTCAATGAATTGGAAAAGTTTAAGAAATTAAATAATTCAGCAATAGATAAGATTATGTACAATGGAGATCAAGGAAAGGCTTATTTAGGAAATGTATGCCTACAAGAGCCGGGTATGACCGATTACTGCATTATAATGATGTATGGTCAGAGCCTATCCAATGGTTCGGAAAACCCCGCAGGTTTTTATGATGAACCTGTTGATGGCTGCTATATGTTAGGTGGCAGCGTATGGAATACATCGGGAAATGTACTCCAACCATTGAGCGTTGGCGGCACGAAGCGCAGTGACGGAGTGGCGACTGGCACACGTCAAGACACTATCGTTTCGACAGTAAACAGTTTCGTAACCCTTTATCGGAAAGAAAGGCCGTGGGATAAGAACACCAAGTTCATAGCTTGCTCACTCGGTGTTGGAGGACGAACAGTGTCACAGCTTTCTGGAATGAAATACGCTAACGGACAAAACACGACAAGGCGTTATCCAATGTGTAATGAAGCCAACTTGGATAGCAGGGTTAAGCCATTTTTTGAAGCCGTAAAAGCAATCGCTGACAGTGAAGGAAAGACCATCAGCCTCAGCGCAGTGTTTTGGAAACAAGGAGAGGCTGACTACGGCACTGGTTATATAGGCAAGACTTATGACGAGTGGAAGACTATTGTGGACGCAAAAACCACAACGGATAATAATGCTATGCAAGGTTGTCGAGACGCTTACTATAAAGGATTGACCACACTGAAAGAAGATATTTTCGCATTAGCAAAGCAAGTCTTTGGAGATGAGCAATCAGCCCGCCCTATATTTATGCCATATAGTGTTTGCGGAACTTATATCAATAACGCTTATATGACAATCAATGACGCGACAGCGCAAATGGCTGATGAGCAAGACGATGTTGTGCAGGTCGGTCCGACTTACGTCACACCAGACTACAGTGGCGGTCATTTGG